GCTGGACACGCGCCCCGCCCAGTCGGCGTTCGCGTACCAGGACCTCCGCTCGGGCTGGCTGTACCCGACGTTCTCCTGCTCGCAGATGCGGCGTGCGATGGTTGCGGCGACTGACTGTACTGTCACTTGCTCTCCTTCGTACTAGTTGAGCCAAGAAGCTGCTGCTCCAGGTCACGGACGCGCTGCTCAGCGATGACAGCGCGGCGAGTCAGCGTGGCGATCTCGGCGGTCAGAGCGTCGATGATCGCGACGGCGTCGACCTGAGGTGCTGGGGGTTCCATGGGTCCTCCTTGAGGTGTATAGGCGAGGTAGGTCAGGGCGGCGCGGATCCCGCGCCGCCCTGTCAATCATAGGCCACTCTTACCGTAACTGTCCGGTTTGGTAGCTGGACCGTACAGGCCGCCGCCCACGGACATGTCGTCGGGTAGGTCCCCACCTCCGGCCGGGTCACTGCCATCTCCGGGGGACGGCGGCGGGAGGTGCCACGGAGACTCTCGGGCATAGTCGCGCATGATCGGCTCCCCGCGCTCGTCGACGTCCTGGTCGACCTGCCGAGCCCCCTTGACGAGGACCGCCACCTCCGAGCCGGGGGTGCCGGTAACGTCCACGTGCCACTCCTCGGGGTTGGAGCGGTCCAGCGCCGCACGGGCGCCGTCGCTGGTGAAGACGACCCACGGAGCCTTAGCGGACGCAATCCGAGGAACATAGTCCGGCAAGGTCCAGCGGGCGCGCCCCTCGGCGTCGAGTTCGATGTTCTCCCAGTACTCGATTCCGTCGTATGGAGATTCGGTGCAGGCGTGCTTCAGCCACATCCCGCCGCGCTGAGCAGTCAATTCTGGCACTCGCATGAAGAAGTTCTTGGTCCCGGTGATGTGAACCCCGGAGCTCGATATCCACACCTGATGCCGTTCGCCGAACTGCATCGTGGTCGAGGTCCGATCAGCGTGGAATCTGGGAAGGGTCTCCCCCATTGGGCGTATGCTAACGGTGTTCGGACCCACGTACAGCCTCGGCTTGTTGTCGCTGTTGGTGCCATACGAGAAGCCGCCGGAGTCGGCCCACCAGTAGATATCCTGAGCTTTGAGGCGTAAGCCTCCGGTCTTGAACTCGAGGAGCGTATCTCCCGAAGGGGTGTACATGGTCACGTAGGAGGTTCCTACGGCGATGTAGGGGACCGAGTCCCCCAGGCCGGCGTAGGGAGCCTGCATGCGGATCGAGGGGTCCCCGGACCGGTCCTTGAGCAGGGCGATCACTCCGTCTCCCCAGTTGTCCTCCAGCGAGTTGAAGGCCAAGCCGCACCCCCACTTCGAGCCGTCGGTGCCGACGTCTCGTCCAGTGCGGGTAGAGATGACGTCGTTGAACCACACCTTCGACCACGAGTCCTGACGGCTCAGGTGGCCGCTGATCTCGATGGCCCCGGTGTGAGCGTTGACGTTAAGCACCGACCTGCCGCGGGGGTCGTAGACCCGGAGACCGTCTGAGGTCAGCTTGAGGCCTCGGTTGTAGGTACGCTCCGTCTGGAGCGTCGCTCCGGTGATGACCTGACCGTCGATGGCTCCGGCCTGGATGTTGGATGCGCTGACGGAGTTGGCCTCCAGCATCCCGGCCTTGATCTTCTCGAACTCCCCCTGCCCAGCGGTGACGATCTTCGTCCAGACGTGGTGAGCGGTCGCGTCCACGAAGGAGGCGTTGCCGGTCACGGTGAGCTGATCGGTAGTGAGAGATAGGAAGCGTCCTACGTCAGAAGCGATCTTCCGAGCCGTCACTTCTGCGATGTTGGCGGACCCCGCGGTCAGCTTCCCCACGTCTAGGTTGCTGATCTGCTCGGACGTGACGCGCATCCGCTCCCACTGGGAGCCGTCCCACCGCCATTCAGCGACGATGTCGAGGGTCTGCGCGTCCTGGACCCGGGCAGTGTCGCCGGGGGCCTCCCCCGGGAACGGCGGCATCGTGTCCGAGGTGCCTCGGATGTAGAGCACCGTACCCATGGAGGTGCGGATACGCCGTACGGCCGACTCCATGGTCGCGGCCGTGAGCTGGGAGACCGTCTTGGAGTAGTCGTCCCCGGCCTCCTCCCACTTCCACCCCTTGGGGGAGTAGACGACCGTCGAGCCCGGAGCGTCCCGGGTGTTCGAGGGCGCGGAGTGCCCGGGTAGGGCGAATGACGGTACGGTTACGTACTGGCCGCCTGCCGCACCTGCGGCGGCGTTGGCGCGATCTCGGGGACCAGGCATCAGATGGCCTTGATGATGTAGGGGAGACCGATGTACGGGTCGCGCAGGTCGACTGGCTGCGACCCTCCGGCAGATACCGCGACCGGTGAGCGGTCACCTGAAGAGGTGCCGGTGGACGTCAGGTAGGTGTACCCCGACGTACCGATCCCGATGTCCTGGTTCGCGGTACGGGCCTGGAACCGGGAGCCGGCGTTGCCCTGCTCACCGATCTCGTGGGTGTGCGCCGGCATCTGGGCGATGCTCAGCGTGACGGTCGCGTTACCTCCCCGGTCGCCGACGCGGTACTTCGTACCGGTGCCGACGACGGATCGCTCCCGAATGTCCGGGATGCGGAAGTCATTTCCGGAGGACGTGCCGTACGCGGTACCGATGACGGCGAAGAGCTTTGGGTAGGCGCTCCGCTGCACCAGGCGGCCGTCGCATCGCAGCCACCCCTCCGGGTCCTTCTCGGCCCCGAACATGGCGATGGTCCCGACAGGGAGGGCCTTGTCCATAGCGTCCCGAATTCCCTGAGCAATGGTCTGGACCTGCTTCAGGATCTCGGCGGGCTGCCCGGCGACCTTGGTCTCCAAGTTGGTGACGCCCTGGGTAGCCGCGCTGATGCCTCCCTCGATGCGGGTCAGGTCGGCGGCGGTGATTCGGGTCTCATTGGCCCCGAACCCGTCCCTCCACTGCTTGGTGGCGACATAGGGCTGCATTACTGGTCTCCTTCTGCTCTGAGGACGAAGATTCGCCCGTCGGGTGCGATCCACATGCTGGAACCTATTGTCCCAGAGTCCGGCGGGATGGGTCCGGACGTGACGAGGTTGGTGGCCACCTGGGTCATGGCCTCGGTGAGGTGCTTCATCTCCTTGAGAGTCCCCTCCCGAGCGGCCTGCTGCATCGCGTCGCTGCCTGCAAGCTTCCTCTCGACCTCGCGGGCGATGGCGTCGGCATCGATGTTCTGCTCCAGAGTGATGGTGCCGGGAGGCCCCCAGTTGGAGCGGTTCCCGGCGCGGTCGAAGGTCCGCAGGCGCACCTCGTACTCTCTCATCTCGTACCCGGCCAGGGGAATCCGCTGCATCGGGGCAGGCATCTGAGCCACCACTCCGGGGGCGATGCCGGGGTGCTGAACACTTACCTCCACTCCGGCGAAGTCGTCTGGCATGTTCTCGCCATCAGCGCCCCGGTAGTTCCAGATCACCTGGAGAACACCGAGGGTTTGCGCCAGCCTCGGGCGCCCGGGCATCGGGGGCGGAATCGTGTCCGAGGCCATCGTCGCGATGACCTCGGCCGACCAGGCCCCGACGGCGTCGCGCGTGACGGCCCGCACGCTGAAGGCGTACTGCCGGCTGGTCGCCAACCCCTCAATGTCGGCCTCGGTCGTCCGTGAGGTGCTCAGCCGCCCCGCCTTGTTGGGGATCTCGCGGACTGAGATGTCGTAGCCGATCACGTCCACGGCCACCCCGAGGGCGTCAGTGGTGACCTCGTCCCACCGGAGGGAGGCGACGGCTACCGGGTAGCCGAGATGCCCAATCACCGCGGTCGAGGAAACCACGAGGCCCTGAGGTGGCAGTGGGTTGTGCTTGCTGGTCGGCGTCTCGGGGCGCGGGTTCTTCCCGTCTGAGGTGGCGGCCCCGAGAACGCCCTTCTGCTTCTTGGCCAGGCGCGACAGGATGTCGTCGAGCATGGTCCCGAAGGTCGTGTGTCCCTCGCAGCGGCCGTTCTCGGTCACCGAGATCGAGATCTGGGTGACACGCATCCTCTCCAGGCCCTTGCCGCGCTCGACGCGGATCCAGTCTCCGAGGGCGTAGTCCTCGAAGGGGAGCCACTGAAGGTCGTCGGCCTCCCACTCGCGCTTCACCTCGGCCGCCGGGGTGGCGCCGGTCTTGAGAGTGAGGTCAGCCACGCGCCGAGCCGTCCCCTCCAGCTCCACGCCGCCGGCGTTCACGACCTTCTCGGTACGTGGAATTCCTGCCGGGGCCTCGGGATTGGGGAAGGTCCACGTCCGGCCTTCGTCGCCCTTGACCAGGACGTGAGTGCACAGCTGGGACCAGTCGAGTTTCTCCGGGGCTGACGACGTGCCCGCCCCCAGGCGCCACACGACGGAGAGGTTCTCGCGGCTCAGGGCTGAGTCGGCGTTGTAGACCTGGAGCGTACGGCCGCGCCAGCGGTAGTCGATCATCCCCATGTTCATGAGCGTGTCCAGAATCGACTTGACGGAGACCGACGGGTCGAAGGCGATGGTGGTCTGCAAAGACCACCCCTGACCGGCGGAGTCAACGGCCGTGCTGACGTCGAGCGTCAGACCGGCTCCCCAGCCACGCTTGACCGCCGCGTCCCACACGGTACGGAGTATCTCACCAGCGTTGCGGGAGTTGAACTTGTACTTGCCGTCCTTGTCCCGGGCCACTGGCGGGACGCTCCAGACGAGGGCGCCGTCAAGGCGGTGACCGATGTGGATCAGGTTGGCCTTGCGATGCTCCGTCCCGTCCTCCACGAGGTTCCACTCGGAGGAGAGGTTGATGAAGCGCGCGTTGTACGGCTCGTACCAGGTCTGCCCGTCGTAGCTGAGCTCGACGGCGATCTCCACGGCGAAGTCGAGCAGCTCGCCGCGCACCCCCAGGCCCCCATTCGGGTAGGAGAGGGTGAGCGACGGAGTGGACTGTCGAGGGCAGGTGAAGGTCCCAGCCAGGGCGTCTGGCAGGACGCCGAGGCGTGCCCCGGCCTGCTCGTAGGCGACGTAGCGCATGGCCAGGCCACGCGGGAACGCGGGGTTTCGGGGCATCAGTAGGCCATCCTTCCGCGAAAGCGGCCGGTCGTGCTTGTCAGCGTCATGGAGATGCGGCCCTCAGCGTCGGGAGTGGCCCGGAAGCCTCCGGGACTCATGGAGATCTCCCCGTCGGCGGAGCGCGCGCTCCGCTGAGGCTCCCAGGTGTCGGAGGGGTTCTTCCAGGCGCGGTAGCCCGCTACGTCTACCAGAAGGCGCTCCCCACCGTTGAGGGTGCCGGTGAAGGTGAACGAAGAGCCCGATACGTTGTCTCTGACGGTGCACGTGCCCGCCGTCGGCTCAAGCATGAGCCAGCCATCCGGGATAGGCATGACGCAGCCGGTGAATGCAGACATGTTGGTCAGGTCGGCGACGAGCTCCTGCGTACCGCGCCACAGCCCAGAGACGATCTCGTAGACGACCGTGAACGAGATCGTCTCCGAGTGCGGGTCGAGCTTGGGCTCGACAGAGGACGAGGGGCGCACCTGAGCCTCCCGCATGGGGGCCCCCTTAGGGGTGTACCGGAGCGTCTGCATCCGGCCGAAGGCGAACAGGCGGCGCATGAGGTCCTGGTAGTTCCTCTCCAGGACCTCAAGCCCCTCCTTGCAGCGGTTGCCGTTCCGGCCGTCGGTCCAGGAGAACACGGTGAACTTCAGGGCGACGGTGGCGGACTTGGTCACGGACGGGGCGATGGGGAGAACCCCGAAGCGCCCCGGGATGTCGACCGAGGCGTTCCACGGGGCGCCTCTGGTCGACAGGGCGGTGCCCTCGGCGAGCACCCAGCGCTGCCGGGCATCGTCCAGGTCAGTGCCGTCCAGTGAGTAGATGGCCATGGGTGGGTGACCTTCCTCAGATGATTGCTGCCAGCCTCAGACCCTCAGCGACCTCGTCACGAGTCTTCGAGTCAGGCTTGGCCTGCGGATAGTTGTTGGTGATGTTGATTGTAGCGCCTGATTGGCTTCTCTTATCGAACTGAGACTGGTCCTGACCGGAGCCCGAGGTGAACGAGCCCCTGAGGGTCTCGGGGGTGGGGCGCCCGGTCGACGCCTTAGCAGGGAGCGGCCGGATACTGGCGTCGAGACCGATCGTGGCCGGCTTAGACAGGTCCTCGGTCAGCCCCCTGAGGGAGTTCCGCACGGCCCCGTACTGGCTCTCCAGACCCTTGATGAGGCCCTGCATGATCATCTCACCGGCCGGGGTGAGGAGGACCTTGTCAACCGGCTCCGGTCCCTTCCAGGAGGGGAGCATGCTCGTCAGCGACGAGAGGCTCGACTGCACGGACCCGAACATCGACTTGATCCCGTCGATCAGTCCGCTGATGATCTGCTTACCCGCGTTCCACAGCCATGACCCGGCGTTGGAGAAGATGCTCTGGATGCTGGACGGTAGGCTGCGGATGATGCTGAGGGCGTTACTGATCCAGCTGGAGATCGTGCTCACCAGGCCGGACCATGCCGAGGAAGTGGCCGACTTGATGTAGTTCCAGCCGTCGCTGATTAAGCTGCGGACGTTCGAGATCCAGTTAGAGATCGTTGACTTGATGCCGTTCACAGCGTTCAAGATGAGGCTCTTCAGGGCGTTCCAGGCTGACGATGTCAGGCTGGTGACGTAGTTCCAGCCGTTGGCGATGAAGTTCCGAACCGCGTTGATACCGTTGTTGACGATGTTGGAGATCCCGTTCCAGGCATTGCTGACGGTGTTGGTGATGCTGTTCCAAGCCTTGACGGCGAGAGAAATCAGCAGGGCTCCGAAGCCTCCGAACGTGGCACTGATGATGTTCCAGACCGTCGAGCCGATCTGCTTGATCCCGTCCCACGCCCGGCTCCAGTCGCCCGTGAGGACGCCCATGACGGTATTGACGACGCCCTGAATCAGGTTCATCGCCCACTGCACTACCAGGGCGATGGCCTGCCAGGTAGCCACCACCACCGGCGCGGTCGCCTGGAGGATCGCCCCGAGCAATTGGATCACTGGAATCAGGCCGGCAGCGATGCTCTGCACGATCTCCACGATGATTGGGAGGATCTGTGGAAGCAGCTCCGAGATCCAAGGGCCGAGCTGGTTGACCAGCTCCTGAATCACGGGGATGAGGGCCTGGATGATGGGCATCAGGGCCGCGCCCAGCTGCTCGATGATCGGCACCAGGAGAGCTGCCAGCTGGGTGAAGACCGGGGCCAGCCCCTCGACCAGCTGAGCGATGAGCGGCGCTACCGCGGCGAGGAGGGCTCCCATGACAGTGGCGATGGCGCCGAAGGCCTCGCCCAGGGCCGGCATGGCCGGGGCGAGCGCCTGCACGGCGGTGAGGACGCCCTGGAAGAAGCTCACCAGACCACCCTGGAAGGCCGGGTCCTGGAGGGCGGCGGAGATGCCCTTGAGCCCGGTCTCGATGATCTGCCCAACCAGGGGCAGGATCGTGGAGAGGGTCGGGGCCAGGGATACGAACGCCTGGCCGAGCGAGCCGACGCCGGCGAAGGCGTGCGAGGCGGCCTCACCCATCGCACTGAAGATCGTGGTCAGGGTGCCCTGCCACAGCGGCCCGTTCACGGCCTGATTGGCCCGATCCAGGGCCGCCGCGATGGAGTCGATGGGGGCCGACCCGGCGGCCATGGCCTTGAAGACCCCCGCCAGAATGCCTCCGAGATCGAAGACGATGTCCTTCAACGTGCCGAAGGTCTTGGCGGCGGCCTGGATGGCCTGGTCCATCTCGCCGGACGCCGTCTTGGCCTGCACCCAGTTCTGGAACGAGTAGGCGACGTCGTTCGCCCACGAGGCGATGGACGGAAGGTACTTCGCACCGGTCTCGCCCAGCGTGAGCAAGGCGTCGGTGAAGGCGCCGGCGCCATCCCCTCCGATGTCCATGGCCTCGGCCAGGTAGTCCAGCGAGGCGCGGAAGCCTGGGATGTGCTCAGTGGCAGCGTCAGCGACGGCGGCGGACATGCGTCCCATCTGGGCCGCGACGTTGGCGATAGACGGGGTGAGCGCGTCCAGGGCGTTGTTGGCGAAGCCCCGAATGGCGTCGGCGGCCTCGCCCCAGAAGGACGTGGAGATGGTCTGCTGGAGGGCGGTGAACCGGGGGCCGAGGTCGGCCAGCACCGTGGAGGCGTCCGCCATGGCCGCCGCGAAGATGCCGATTCCGGCCGCCGCGGTGCCGAGGATGCCCGGCATGGCGAGCAGAGCCGGCAGGGTGTGGGCGACGGCGAGGCCGAGCTGGGCGATGTTGCCCAGGCCGGCCCCGGCGATGGAGGTCAGGCCCAGGATCGCGGTGCCGGCGGTGGCAGCCTTGACGGCGAAGGTGTCCAGGTTGGTGAAGACGTCGTTGAGGCTGTTCTTCAGGTTGCTGAAGATGTTGCCGCCGGCCAGGGCCTTGAGCTGCGCGGCGACCTTCGCCACCGAGGCCGTGGCCAGGCGGGCGTGAATGTCTACGAAGTACGGCTTGGCGGTCAGCCGCTTCAAGTCGAAGCGGGCCTTCCCGTCGTCCAGGTCGGCGTTGACGGTAGCCTTCCCGTCCAGCTTGTCGAGCTCGCGCTTCAGCTTGCGCTTGGACGCCTCGCTCAGGTGCGCGCTGGTCTCGATGTCGCCGCCCAGCTTGTTCAGCTGCTCCTTGATCTTCTTCCGGGAGGCGGGGTCGAGCTCAGCGTCGGCCTTGAGCTTGGCGTCGAGCTTGGCGATCTGCTCCTTGAGCTTGCGCTGGGTAGCCTTCTCCAGGGACGCGTCGACCTTGATGTCGGACTTGATGTTGGCGATGCGCTCCTTGATCTCGGCAACGTCCTTGCCGTCGATCTCGACCTTGGCGTCGATGGCCGCCTCGGTCTTGCGAATCGCGTCGAGGGCTTTGCGGCGGGACTTCTCGTCAAGGTCCACTCGCGCCTTGATCGCGGCCTTCATCTCGTCCAGCTCGCGCCCGATCCGGGCCACGGCGTTGTCGTCAAGGACCGGCTTGACGGGTGCGCGGGCGTCCAGCTGGCGGAGCTTCTGCCGGATCTCCTCCAGGTCGCGGCGGGAGACAGTGACGTCGGGGGACGCCTTCGTCTGGGCGATGGCGCTCTCTATGCGCCGCAGGTCCTTGGGGTCGATCTTGGCGTTGACCTGCAGCACGAGGCCGTCAAGGGCGTCCTTGACGGAGTCGCGCATCTCACGCGCCCACTTCTCGGCGGCGCGCTCGATCCGCTTGCCGATCTTCTTGAGGCTCTTCTCGATGCCCCGCTCAGCATCGCCCTGGAAGTCGCGCGCGTCAGCGCCGACCTCTACGACTACCTCGCCGATCTTGTCTGCCACGGGCTACCCTCCCCGCTCGTACGTCGAGCGGGCGGCATCGCGGCCCGACTCCTGTCTGAGGCCATGATACCGCCCGCATAGGCGTGTCCTATAGGTGCTGTCACATTCCGAGGGCCGACTTAAGGGACCCGAAGCCACTGGACTCGTTGCCCGAGTACCACGGGCTGCGGGGGTCGGTGACCACGACGCCCTTGGGAGGCATCCACAGGTCCCTCTTCAGCTTCTCGGTAGCGCTCTCGTCCTCGGCGTTGCGGGTGAGGATCCACCACATGACGTGGCAGAACCGGCTCAGGGGCAGGGTCTCCAGGTCGATCCCGTGCCCGAGGCAGAACCCGTCGATGTAGTCCCACTCCGCGTACGCCGAGGCCAGGAGGCGCCGGATCACGTAGGAGGGTTCTCCCCGGCCTCCTCCATGACAGCGGAGATGAGGTCGGTCAGGTCGGGGATGTCGAGGTCGTCAGAAGGGTTCTTCAGCCGCTTGACGACCTCGGCTCCGGTCTCCTTGCCGAAGAGGACGTGGCACCACTTGGCCAGGCCGTCGATGATCTTCTCAGAGTCCTCGTCGGCGTCCTTGAGAGCCTGGGACAGGAAGATGGCGACGGACGCCTTCGGGGGGCGGACCTTGTACTCGGTACCGACCAGTTCAACAGAGATGGACTTCCGGGTCTTGCCGGGGATCGTGATAGTAGCCATGAGGCGATTCTAATGGAAGTCAGAGGGCTTGATAAGCCGGAGCGCGTCCCGAACGAAGTGGGCGCCCGCGATGCCCTTGACCCACTTGGCAAAGACGGCCTGGCCGGACCCCTTCGGGGTGAAGACCATGCGCTGGGCCTTGACCGGCCCGTGGGCGCGGGTGCCCTTCTCCTGGTAGGCGGCGTAGGGAGTCCTGGCCCCGATCTCGAAGGTTGGGTTGAGCGGGTGCTTGCCGTGGACGCGCTCAATAGTGACGGAGTTCACCATGCGGCCAGAGTTCACGCGCCCCTTGGCGCGGATGTTGCGCTGAATCCGGCCCTGAGTGCGCCGGGACGCCTTCAGAGCCGCCTGCTTAGTGAGCTGGGCCACTTTATCCTCACGGATTGGCCCCTTGAATCTGACGTTTACGTGAACCATCTCACACTTCCCGAGGAGTCACGGGCAGTTGAGGCGGACCGTGAAGGTCCACTCGCCGGCCACGCAGCCGCCGTCGGGGCCGGAGGCCTGCCAGTCCATGGCATCGGCGTTCGTGGACGACGTCAGGAACCGGCCCAGGTCGGTCATGTCCTGGTGCAGGACCGCCGCGTCAGCGGTCAGGTCGGAGGGGCGCGGGCCCCGGCCCCGGTCGTCCACTACCTCGACACAGCGCAGCGTGCCGAGGGCGTAGGTAGCCGCCCAGTAGCGAACCGAGCACGCATCGCCGTCGGCGGCCCGAGGGCCGAAGACGGGCGAGACGGAGACGGTGCGTACGTAGAGGTGCCCGGCGCAGCACTCGTCCCACGCCACCTCTGCCCCGGGCGCGACGTAGGCCTGCGAGACGGCGTTGGAGAGGGCCTTAGCTCCGCCCTTGAGCAGGGCGAGGGCGGTGGAGTGGACGATGGCTGCGGTAGGGGAGGCTACGCGGCCAGACAGCGCCGCGTAGTCCTCGCTCTGGGCGCGGTTGCGGCGCGACAGGCGCGGGGCCGGGCTCACCAGATCACTCCGCGGGAGCGGGTGGCTGAGTGGTTGCGGGCGTAGTCATCGGGGTTGTAGGCCCGGGCGGCCTGCCGAGGCTTGCGGATCGAGGCGACCCAGGAGTCCACCAGCCAGATCCCTGTGCGGCCGGCCTGCATCTCCTCGAAGTCGTCCTGCACCTGGACGGTGACGCCCTGCCGGGTGACCGACTGAAGACGCGCCGGGAGGGCGCAGTCGCGGTCCATGCAGGCCGCCTTGGCCAGCTCGAGCGCGAGCACGCCGGCGGCGACCTGCCCGCCCTCAGGGACCGGAACTCCCTGCGAGTAGCGGATCTCCCAGGTGCCCTCCTCAGTCGTAGGCCGAGAAAGGTCTTGTACCGAGGGGAATACAAGCGGAACGTCGGGGCCGGACGGGGAGGTGCGTCCAGTGAGCTGAAGCACAGAGCGGTTGATGAGCCGGTACGCGCCCAGCGGGAGCACCTTGCCGTTGATAGTGACCTGATGCACTCGGTGGACGTTCCCAGGCAGGCGGATGGCCGGAGTCCCCGAGGTGTGGGTGCAGTAGGGCCCGCAGATGCCGCACACGACGTCGTGCAAGGCTCCGCCTAGGCGGAACGGGAGGAAGCTCCTCAGATAATCCTGGGACTGGTAGGTGGGCGGCGGCACGCAGTCGGCGGGCTCGGGCCGGATCACGACGATATCGGTCCCGAACCGGCGCCCGGTCCACTCCCACAGGAGCTGGGTCGCCATGGCCTCGAAGGTGTGCTGCTGCTCAGGCCTGCCGGCCTCGTCCAGGTACTCCTTCAGGTCCTCGCACGCGCTGTAGGAGACCGGCCAGTCTCCCGGGCCGTAGCCCCTCTCGATGTCCTGCATGCCCTCTCCTACAGCGCGTACGTAGTGCGGGATGGCTACGCCGCCGGTTATAGGCGGTGCCCGCACGGATGAGTATACCTATAGGACCCGCCTAAGGGTCATAGAGGCTGGTTTGTGCGGCGCAGGTACGGTGACAGCCCCGCAGGGCGTTTGTGCGCTCTCCGGGGCTGTCAGTGCCTCTGAGGGAGGGGGTGTACCTCAGGCGACGGTGACGGGCTGGTCGCTGTCCGGCGGGGGAGCCAGCGCCGTGTCGATCATCAGCAGGTGGTCGAGGGGGTCGAGCGGGGTGGGGAGCTTCGCGTTGTCGAAGCCGCCGCCCTGCTTGGCCTTCTTGACCACGTCGTAGGGGCCAGTGCCCCAGGCGTTTCCGGACTTGGTCACGGCGCCGGTCATGGAGAACGAGATGGCGTCCTCACCGTTGACCTCGATGTCGCCGATGGTGCCGGCGGTGATGAAGGGCAGCAGCAGGTAGCCGCTGGCATCCTCAGCACCCTCGGCGCAGGCCTGGCCGGACAGGCCGGTCCACAGCTCAAGCGCGAACTTCTTCTCGATCTTGCCGTAGGCGACCTTGAAACCGGCGGTGTCGCCCGCGTGGTCCAGGTACTTCGTCGCGTTGGTGACGATGTCCAGGACCGAGGGGTTCACGCCGCAGAACTCCAGCTCGACCGAGAAGAACTTGAAGGTGTTCGACTGCTTCTCGTTGACGCACAGGGAGCCGTCGGCCTTGCGGACCGTGATCTCCGTGCCGTCCTCGACCTCAGCGGCCAGCTTGATCGACACGAAGCCGGAGGTGGCCACCGGCTTGTGCTGCGCCTTGTCGAACTTGCCGCAGGTGTCCAGCGGGGTGACGCGGATGCGCTTCCCCAGCACTGGTGTGTATGAGTGCGTCTTCGCCATGGTTCAGCGCTCTCCTTCGTACGTGATTTGAGTGATGGTGTAGACCGCGGCCGCGGCGATCACGGCCAGGGCGACTGATGCTGCGCGGGAGATCACTCTTCCGCCGCCTTCAGGTCAAGCTGCGGGATACCGGCGTCCACAGTCACCCGGAACGCGTCCCACTTGTTGAAGCCGATGACGTACTGGCGCTCAGCCACGCCCGAGACGTCGTTCTGTCCCTTGTCGAACCCGCCGGCGCCGTTGGTCGAGGTGAACGCCTCCCCGCGGTAGATGACGATCGGGCCGGTGGCCACGATCTGCATCTCGTCCGGGTAGCCGGCCCCGACCACGACCGGAGTGCCGAGGCGGGTCTCGAAGCCGCCTCCCCGGGCGTCCTTGATGAGCTTGGCGCTCGCCATCAGGCTGGCCAGGCGGCGAGGGATGTGCAGGGTCGGCTGGGCCCCGTACTGAGCCGCGTAGTGCTCCAGGGCGGCAAGGCCCTGAGGCATGTCGAGCTTTCCCGATCCCTTGGCGGCGTAGGAGCGGACCTTGCCGAGGCCGAGGCCGCGGTTTGGAGCCCCGCTCCAGAGGGCCTGCTCGACGGCGTGCTCCTCCTGAAGCAGCAGCCGCGAGGCGGCGATCTGGGTGGCCTCCTGAGGGGAGTGGCTCAGGGCCGTGGTGCGGTAGGCCGCGTACACGGTGAGCGGGGCCTGCGACTCCAGGGTCAGGCACTTCGGGTCGGTCAGGGTCTTCGGCAGGCCGGGAACTGTGCCGGGGCTCTGCCACTGACCGATGGCGCCAAGCTGAGCGCGCTCGACGTCCTCCCAGGTGACTCCGTTCTCCCACCGCACCGAGGAGTCCTCGATGGGCGCGAACTGGGAGAAGAGCCCGCCCGGCAGGGGCGTGGCAGCGGGGGCGCTGACCCGCTGCTTCGGTGCGATGATGGGCATCTGTCCTCCTTGCTGGACGGTGACTGGCTAGAGATGGTCACGGGGCGGGCGGGGACTTGCCGCCGCCCGCCCCGGAGTCATCACTTGGCCGGGTCAGCCGTGCCGTTGGCGAGCAGCTTGATGCCGGTGCCGGTGCCGCCGTTCGGGTTGAGCGGGACAGTCACGACGCGGGCGTCGTGACCGCGCTTGGCGACCAGGTAGCCCTCCTCGGTGAACAGGGCGGTGTAGTCGTTCTGGCCGAGCAGGACCGAGTCGTAGACGGTGTCCAGGGTGATGACGTCCTGGCTGCCCTTGACGAAGGTGCCCGCGGAGTAGAGCAGGAACTTCAGGCTGCCTGGCCACACCTTGAAGGCACCCGCCTCGCCGCCGAGCGCCTGCCAGTCGTAGACGAACTGAGCGTTCACGCCGCGGCTGCGGAACCAGGCGTCGATGCGGCTGTCCGGGACGTCGATCAGGTCGACGCCCTCGCGGCGGGACAGGTCGGTGCGGACGGCGCCGCGGACCCAGTAGGGGAAGACCGCCTCGAGGGTGGTGGAGCGGGAGAGGCGCTGAGCGTAGCGGTAGTGCTCGACCTGCAGCTCGATGGCGGTCAGGATCGGGGCGGCGGCGCCGATCTGGCCGGAGTCCATGGAGACGGCGGTGGACTGGGTCTCCATGGAGGCGATGATCCGCTCGCTCATCTTGTGCTCGTGGGCGACGAGGGCACCACGGATGGTGCGGGCGACCAGCTCGGGGTAGCCGCGCTGCTGGAGCAGGCCGGCCTGAATGTGGAGACCGGCCGCGGAGAGGCGGACCTCCTCGAAGTCGGTGCAGGGGACGTGGTAGACGGGCTTGGCGCCGACCTTGTTGGTCGGGTCGGTGGCGGAGGTGGGCTGGTACTTGCCCTCCTTCGCCTCGGCCTCGGTGAAGTTGAAGGAGGGGGCCGCGTACAGGTCAGCGAACTTGGGTCCCTTGGTGAACTTGATGCCGCCGCGGGTGACGTTGATCTCAGGCAGGGAGATCAGGCCGTCGCGGGACTCGTCCTCGAGCAGGTCGTAGACAGTCTCGGAGGGGGCGCACCAGCCGCCGGCCGCGACGAGGGAGCCGCCGGGCAGGTTCTTCTCGTTGACGGCGAAGGCCATGGCGGCGTCAGCCGACTCGGGGGAGCCGACGGTGGCGCGCTCGTCGAAGGCCTTGCGCACGACGGCGAGGCTGTGGCGCTCGCTCATGGCGCGGCCCGCGCGGGCGGCGGCGGCGTAGGCGCCGGAGTTGAAGCCCTGGAGGCGGCGGTCGAGGGCGACGGCCAGGTCCTCGAAGGAGGCGTCGCTGTCAGCGGCGAAGCCGGGGACGTCGGCCACGGTCATACGGGCCTTGGGGGTGGTGTCCTCCACGGAGGTCTCCTCAGTGATCGCAGGTGCGGGGGTGTGAACGTGCCGACGGATGCCGGACAGCTTGATGGGGCCGCGAGGGGCGGCGGCGGTGACGGCCTCGCCCTCAGGCGCGGCGTCAACCTCAGCGGCGGGCTCGACGTCGGCCGCGGCGGCCTTGGCCTTCTTCTCGGCCTCCTCGGCGGCCTTCTTCTCAGCCTCGGCCTCGGCGATGTCAGACTCAGCCTCGGCCTTCTCCTCGGCAGGGGTGTCGTCCTCGTCCTCAGAGGCGGGCTTGTCGGCGCCGACCTTGGCAGCCATCTCGGCGGCCTTGGCAGCGCGCTCGGCAGCGGCCTGCTCGCGGGTGCTGATCTCGGCGGACAGGGCCTCGATGCCCTCGGTCAGGGTGCCGAGGGTGGCCAGGTCCTCGTCGGTGAACTCGCCGCCGGCGTAGAGGGTCTGGAAGGCGTCAACGGCCTTGGAGCGCAGGTCGCCCAGGTCGGCGGCGCTCAGGTCGGACAGGTTCTCAGGGATCTCCAGGTCGAAGGTCTCGACCGGGGCGTCGTCCGCCTGGTCGGCGAAGACGGTGATGTCGAAGTGCTTGCGCATGTTGAGGGGTCCTCCGTGTCTTGTTGCTGGGCAGGGTTCCCGTCCCCAGCGGGTACGCACGAGGCCCTGCTGCCATGCCGTTGGCTCAAAGGATACACCTATGAGTGAGATACCCCTCCATAGGCATGGACAAAGCCCCGCACCGCCATGAGCAAACGGTGCGGGGCTCTGCTGATCCACCCAGCGTCAGGAGTCCATGAGACCTCTAACAGGGATCATCATAACCGATGACGATGAGTGGCGCTACGCCTAGAAGCGAGTGATCGGGGATGAGTCCTTGGAGCCCTCGCCGGGCAGGGTGCCGTCGGCCAGGGGCCGGGGCTCAGTTCCTACCGGAGGAGTCGTAGATCTCCCACAATTGCAACCCATAGTCTCTGTTCCTTTCCTCAGATGGATCCGAGACGGCGAGCCATCTGCGCCGCCTTGGCCAGTGTACCGGCGCGCTCGACCCGTGCGCGCATCTTGTCCGCGGCCGAGGCGCGCTCCAGATCCCGGCGGCGCTCGGACTCGGCCAGACGCTTCAGGTACGAGATGTCCCCCAGCGTCAGGCCGTTCGAGCCGATGGGACCGTTCGAGGGGTGCGAGGCGCGAGCGGCTGAGTCGTCGTGGGCCACAACTCCGGACGCCTGGAGGGAGCGGACCTCGCCAGAGGCGAGGAGACCCTGAGGACGGGGAACCGGGAATCCTGGGACGTTTACCGCCAGCGCCCCGACGAGCTCCAGGGATCCGCGGATCGTGCGCCAGTCGCCGGAGATCGGCGCGGAGCGGGCCACGCGGACCTGCTCGGCGGAGATTCCGGGGCGCAGGGAGCCTGCGACCCAGATGCCGTAGGCGTCCTCGCCGGCCGCTACGTCGGCGAAAACCGTGCCGGTGTTGTCGTAGTGCTCCGCGGCGGCATTGGCAGAGTCCCTAGGACCCGCATGCCCGGTCCCCATTGTGAGATGCCCCACAGCCACGGAGGTACCCTCGGCCGTACGCAGCGCGCCAGTGCGGAAGTAGGCGTAATTCGAGGGGCTCGTGGGAGGCTCGACGCACTTCCCGATCTGGCCGATGTGGCAGGTCCCCCAGGCGGCGATGTGCCCGTAGACGCGGCCGTCGTCCTCGACCACGAGGGCGGTCGGGCCGGTAAGGGCCGGGTCCTTGAACCACTCCTCCGGAGGAGCGGTAGGAATAGCCGCGGCGGTCAGAGAGTCGCGGCTCAGAGGGTCGGCATCTGCTGAGCGAGCCATTTTCGCCCCAGAATCGACATTCTCGTCGAGCTCAGTGGTCTCGGAGGGGCTGGGAGCCTTCCCAGCGGCGTAGACGCGAGCCGTGGCGAAGGCCGGGACCGCTACGAGTGTGGCCGCCCGCAGCCGAGCCGACTCGATGACGGTCAGCTCGTCCGAGGACGACATGGCCGCGACCTTGACCCGCCCCTCCGGGTCGGCCTCATCGCCGGAATCTGCAACGTCGGCCTCAGGCATGTCCGCCTTCGCCATGATCCTGAACGTCACGTCGTCGGTGTCGATGGAGACTCCGTTGGACATCTGCTCGCTGACCTGACGGAACGCCTCTGCGCCTACGGCGGAGCCGAGGTCGAAGGTGCCGGTGGCGTAGATGTCCCCGCCCTCACGGCGCTCGACGGTCTCGATCCGGCCGCAGACCTCGGCGCCGTCGTGGCCGCCCACGTCCTTGAACGCGACACGCAGCGGGATGGGCAGGTCGTCCCAGCGCAGAGCGCCGTCCTCGATCAGGCGACCGTCGCCGGTCATCTCGCCCTCACGAGCGATGACGCCCTCCCAGCGGCCGTTGGGCGCGGCCGGGACGTCGGCGGGGGCGGGGACCGGGTCGCCGGCGAGCTCCTCGCGGAGGTCGGAGAACTCGCCCATGCGGCGGGCCGTCTCCTCGATACGAAGCTTCATGGCTGTCCTTTCGATGGCTGAGAAGGGGTACTTGGCGTTGACGGCCCGGTTGACCTCTGGCCGAGCGTCGGTCGGGATGAGGATGCACCGGCAGTTCGCCGTCTCCTTCAGAGGGCCGGCAGGATCTCCCGGGTAGAGCAGGTGGGCGTCACCTACGTGGAACGGGGTGCCGAGGTCCTGGACCTGCCCGTCCGCCTCGACGTGGGTGGGGCGTACCCGGTTGTCGTGGACCGTGACCCAGCGCAGGCGGCCGCGCTTGCGGGCCAGGTCCGATGTCGCCATGCGGTGGGCGGCGTTCGCCGTCGCCGCGGTGCGGGCCAGTGTACGGAGGCGAGCGGCATAGGCGGTAGTGGCCTCTCCCCTGCGTCGGGAGGTGCCGAGCATGCGACCGAGCTCGATCTTCGTCTTCCGCTCTCCCCAGCCCTCCGAGGCGGCTCGCTTGAGCAGGTTGCGCACGTCCTCGTAGACGGCGACCGGCAGGCCGGACTCCTCGAGGATGCGCTGCACGGTCGCGTACTGGGGGAGGCGGCGACGGCCGCGGTCGTCGCGAACGAGGTCGCGGATGGCGGCCTGCCACGCTGATCGAACTGATGTCCAGGCGAAGGGGTTCGGAACCCGGTCACCGGCCGCCGTCAGGACGGGTGAGTCCAGGGCCTCCTCAGCCAGGGCCCGCACGCGGCGCAGGAAGTCGTTAAGGACAGGCTCTGCAAGGTCGAGGTACTGCTCCTCGACCTCGTCGCGCCAGTCCGCCACCGCCCTGGGGGACTCCCAGTCCGACGGGCCTGCGGCCAGGAGGTCGACGTCGGCGGGGGTTGAGGGGGAGGCCATCACCGCACCTCCTCAAGGGACGCCCGGTTCAGGCTGGGAGTGCGGATAAGCGCGTTCTCCGGCAGGACGTAGCGCAGCGCCGACACCAGCCGGTCCAGGCGGTGGGGTACGCCGTGCGTGGCGACCTGGGACACGTAGGCGTCCAGCAGGGTCACGACTCGGCCGGACTCGACGCCCGGGCAGCCGTGGTTGTCGAGCAGGGCCGGGACGACGTCCCACGCCCCCTTCGTGGCCTTGCTCACGGTGATGATGTCCGTGGGCCACAGGACGTGCGCCTCGTGGAACGGGCGGCCCTTGAGCGCGTTGAAGCGGGCCCGGTCGGCACGCACGACGCGCTTGCCGACGGCCTCCAGTGCCTTGACGACCAGGACGTCAACGACAGCGACCAGCGCCGTGGCGTCAACGTCCTTCCCGTGAGCGGACAGCCGCGCGTCCGGGTTGCGGCGCTGGGCTGGGACGGGGGAGGTAGCGGCCGACGCCGCTCGGTAGGCCCGAGCGGCGTCGGCAGTGGGTGGGGGAGGTGTCATGGGTTCTCCTAGGGCGGGTGTCAGGCCCCGGTCGGGGCCGTCGTGGATGACTCCGGGCGGGCGTCGCCTGATGAGATCGGCGCCTCGCTACCAGGAACCCTACCCGGCTCGGCCGCGTCCGCGCCACTCGGCGGGCGGCCTGGACCGTCCTGGTCGGGCCTGGGTGCCTGGTAGGAGGCGTCCTCGGCAGAGGTGGTCGGCGGGAGGGCGAGCTCGCGAAGGTCCTCGGACGGGGCCGAGTAGTCGCCCTTGTAGGCCTTGAGGATTTCCTGCGTGAGTGGGCCGATGCCGATCGTGCCCATGAGGTCCGGCCGCTTGGAGACCATGGCGAGGGCCTGCATGAGCGCCCGCTCGTCCAGGGGCTTGGCGTCTGAGTCGTCGAAGCCGGAGGCCTCGCGCAGCGCCTCGTCCGACACGGCGCCGGCGCGGTGGAGGTTCAGGGCCTCCTCCGACCGGTTCGGCCGGGCCACGAGGGCCGAGACGTCGTAGCCGACTGACAGGGTGCGAACCTCGTCCTCGGAGAGGCCCGCCGAGAGCAGGACCGGGCGCAGGTACTGACTGGTCAGGGCGTCGCAGATGAGGGCCAGGACCGGCTCGATGTGCGTGGTGACCGTGTCCTCCCGGGTCAGCCACGCGCCCCAGTGGTTCATGGCGCCAGAGCCGAGCAGCAGCTCGGGCGGGGCGTCCTGGGCCAGGGCCAGGCGACGGATCGCCTCGTCTCGCAGGTCGCGGGCGCCGGAGTCCAGGGCTGTGGAGAACGTGAGGTGGCTCATCTTGTCAGCCGCCTCGTCCGGCACGGTCACGACCAGCGGCACGACGGCGCTGGCGTCGTCCCGGTTCTCGATTGGGCGCAGCATCGAGTCCATGAGCGCCGCCACGAACGGGTCCGGTGCTCCGTAGGCGCTCTGGTCAGCAGCGTCCGAGGCCAGCGCGGCCGAGGCCGAGGAGGGCACGACCAGGATGCCCGCCCCGGCCAGGCGGGAGTCGATCTGGGCGCTGATGTGCCGAGTCAGCCCGATCAGCTCTCGCAGGATCGGCAGGCAGGCTCGCGTGGGCGAGTCCGCCTCCCAGTAGCGGGCCGGGTGCGGGCGCCACACGCGGACCATGTAGACCTCGTCGGAGGAGACCTCGACCGGGGCCGAGCCGTCGGTTCCCAGGTTCAGGCGGACGGTGCGCCCGTCACGGCCGACGGAGGAGACCTCCGTGACGGCCAGCACCCGCCACACGAGGTCGGTCAGGGCCGGGTCGGGCGATGGGGCGGTGACCACTGGGGCCGCGGACGGGGCCGCGGCGTCGATGACGTGGCGCGGCACGCCGACGAGCCAGCCCTCACCGGCCACGAACAGGTTCGTCGCTAGGCGCTGGAGCATCTGGCCCAGGTCCTGCTGGCTGGCGCCCAGAGCCGCCAGGACCGCCTCGGCCAGCTGTGCCGTGGGGCCGGAGGCGGTGTCAGTGGCGTCCGTCGGGTCGTCGCGCAGGGACGAGTGCGGGCCGGTGGCGGGCTTGTGCTGGACGTACAGGCGGGCCTGGCTCAGGCGCCCGGCCAGGGTCGAGGCCAGGAAGCGCTCCTCCCCGACCTCGTCGTAGGCCGCCCACGCCTCGGCCTGCCAGGAGCGCGAGCCGAGGGCCGGACTCGACGCCGCGGCTGAGGCCGCGGCCCGGGCCGGCCGTGTGGCCGCAGCAGTCAGGGAGCGGGCAGTGGCCGTAGCAGTGGAGGGGGACGGCGGCTGCTGGACGATGACGCCGCGGCGAGCCAGGGCGCGGGAGCGGTAGGCGTCGATGCTGGAGACGGGGGAGGAGGTCACTTCGAGTCCTTCGCTGAGGGGGCGGCGGGGGCGGCGGGGGGG